ACTATCATCTTTAAAATTATGCTCTACTTTGATTGCTATAGCATGACCATCCCAACTATCCACTATTCTCTCAAGAAGTAGTTTTTGTCCTGTGGGTATTCTGTTAAATTGTCTTTTTACTTCTCCAAGAATCAAAATTCTGTTGTCAAACTCTAAGACAAAATCAATATCACTTGGGTGCACATTTCCATTTTGCACACCTGTGAAGTCTATGACTTGCTTAACTTGGTCTCTATTTCTTATTAGACTCACAGATATTGATTATATACCTTTTCTAAACCCCTGTGTATTTTATCTAAAAAACATGGACCACAAGATGTAGTTTGAGCTTTCTCATCAAAGACTCTATTATAGATATCTACTAATCTTTTTTGAACATCAGCAGTAATTGTATTACCTACATTTTTAAAATAATCATATAGATAATTAAACTCATCTTCCTCAAGGCATTTTGGTTTATGATAAGGAAACAACTCATTTAATCTTTCCTGTCTTTTATCACATCCACAATCTTTACCCTCAGGTGTAAACTTTTCTACTACTTTTTTTATACCTGTAGCTTTTGTAATCTTTTCTACAGTATCGCCCAGACCTTTGCTGTCTTTCTCATGATTTGCTTTCCAAATCTTATAGGCTTTGGTTCTTTTATCAGTAGGTATTTCTTGCTTTGTATTCTTTGTACTCATCTTTAAATATTTCTTTTAGTTCTGATTTACATTTTTTTAGGGTATGAAAAATACTGACCCAACTAATTTTAGTTTTGTCTGCAATTTTTCTTATACTCAAATCTGTGTCTCTATATATTTCAAATAGTTTTCTGTCATACCATCTCCAGCTTTGTATGTGGTCATCTATCTTTTTTGTAAAATTATAATAATTTATTTCTTCATCCATCTTATCAATGTTTGGTATTTGGAGATACACCTGCTGGTCATCAATACTAATTTTTTGTACTTTGTTTTTAGCATTGACATACTGTAGGAACATACTCCTAAGAACAATCCATATATACGCTTTATTAACTTTACCATTTTTTAAAACTTTTTTCTTATTAGAATATTTATATAGTGCCAAGTAGGACTGCTGTACTATGTCCTCATGATAGCTTCTTTCTCCAAATGATTTTACTATAGCTACCCATTCATCATGATACTTTGCTACCTCAGCTAACCATTTTTTTCCTCCCATTGTACTGTCATGCTAATTATAAAAAAACAACACTGTAAAGTGTATTCTCTTTCATTGTCATAATCAGTATAAGATAATAAAGCACCTGCCATAATACCAAGTATAGGGGCAAAACCTACAGTAGCGTTTTTATACATAGCTATCATGTAGAATACTATACAAAGTATTAAAAGTATAAGTGCTATTATTATCATAGTTCTATTTGTTTTGGTTGTTTATCTTTTAGTATATCTAAGCCTTCCCATATAAAGCCAACATTGTCTATTGCCATTCTAAACTTCAAAGGTTTGTCATGACTTGTAGGTCTACCATTTAGTTCTATTTCTTTAACTTTTAGTATATGTAAATGTGTAAACATCCACTCATGAGGATGAGCAATATACCTGTGGATGGAAAGTATGTCATCTGACCTTGAGACCCACTTAGAGCCACCTTCAATATTAGCTCCATTAAGTGGAGTTGCTAAACCTTCATACTCATGACCTTTTGGGTGAACCTGTCTTATAGATTGTGTGTTGGCATGAACATTTAAATATACAGATACCTTTTGTTTTTTAGCAAACATCCTAAACTCAGAAGCTACCTCATAGTCATACTCATGAGTTCCAACTGCCTTAACAAGTGTGTGCTCTTTTTTTAGAGAGTTGTAAGGGTCTATTAAAAGACAATGATAATCCCAAGCCTCTTTAACTGCTTTGGCTTCATTGAGTAAGTCTTTGTAATTGTAAAGTCTTGAATTGTCTATTAGTTTAAAGTGTGCCTCTGCCCAAGAAATTGCATTACCTATTTTCATTTCTGAGGCTTTGTCTACAGTCTCTCCCATTTTAAATTCTATAATTTTTCTCATAATACTTTCAGGAGTATTTTCAGAAGAAAACAATAGAAATCTAAGGTTGTGTTTGATTGCCCAAACTACAAACAGGTATATAATAAAAGTAGTCTTGCCTGTATTGGCATGACCTATAGTTAAGACAAAATTATTCTGTAAGTATCTGTAGTGATTGTCTATTCCCTTTATCCCTATTGGGAGACCTTTTTTAATCCTCCCATACTTGTAGTCTAATATCTTATCAAGTATTTCTTTTCCTTGTACAATCATAAAAAAAAAGGGGGAATAACCCCCCTATATTTAAAATTCAAAATCTGCTGTTTCCGATGGTTGTCTACTTGGATTCTGTTGTAAGTTGGAAACCTCTCCAAGCATTTCTGATATTTTATATCCATGCAGGTTGGTGTAATACTTACCTTTGTATTCATTGCTTCTTACATTAAAAGAAACACTAACAAGGTCTCCATCGTTAAACTTTAATAATTCTTTTACCTTATGATTAATAAAGTCTAATTGTACTGTTTGAGGATATTTGTCATTAGTAGTTAATAACATACTTCTTTTTGTCAAGTTTTTAATTTGTTCTTCTTGACCAATCTTTTGAATTTTACCTTCTAATTTTAATTCCATAATTACTGTGTTACATGATGTTCTAATTTTGTAGCTACTTTTGTTAAGTCTTTAATTTCTACCTTGTCAGCTACTACAAGGTCTACTGCCATTTTAAGGGTAGATTGTCTAATGATGTACATTTGAGTTTTCTCCATAATAAAGTTGTTGTTTTAATAATCTGTTTTCTGTTTTAAGCTCTAAGTTCTCCCCTTCAAGCTCAATTAATCTTTGGTATATATTTTCCATAAATCAAATATAGAAAAAAATGTTAATAAAAAAAAGGAGGGTTTTTACACCCTCCCCAACCAAACAATTAAAACAAACTAATCAAACAATGATTTTCTTTTTATAAAAGTCTATAAGTTCTTGTAATTCAATTATACTGTGTTTTTTTGTTTCTTGACTTTTAATGAAAAGTTTTTCTGATAACTCTACACCTAAAGCTCTTGAGTATTCATATATACTCCCTTGGTTATATCTGTTACAGTACCTACATTGACTATAGACATTCTGTTCATCATAGCGAGTTGACATATATTTTCTTGACCTAAAATGTCCTGCATCCATTTCTTTCCAATGTAGTTTTTTATTACATGAAATACATTTTGCAAATCCATTTTTATCAGCATCTCTTTTTCTTATGTACTCGCTGAAAATCCTATCCAGCTTTTTTATTAATTTACTTCTTGTTACTTTACGCATCCATCTGAAAAAGTAGAGACTTTCCTAAAGGCTCATCAATACTTTTTATTTGTTTATAGATATACTTACTATCAGATTTTACTTTATTCTTTTCTGTCTTGTTTGAGTCAATTCCCAGATTAGTGTACATTGTTGCATCAAGCATTAACAAAATATCTGTTTTTTCTTTAATTGTTTTGCCAAAATCTTTAATGATTTTGTCAGATAAATCTCTGATAGTGGTATCTTCCATTTTATAATTTATTATTAAGTTAGACATATATCCCACTAACCCACCAAAGTTAGAAGGAATTTTTTTAAGATGTAAAATATTGTTCATAATTTCTAAAAATTATTTGCCTTGCCCTCTATAGAGCTTCTTGTAGGTCTTTGAATTTTTGAGTAGAGATGCTTTTTTAGAATGTCTACCCTTTCTTTTTATCTTTTTTTTTACTCTATATACAAAAGTAGCTTGTTTTGCCATTACCTAAAAGTAAAATAAATTAAAGTTAAAACCACTAATATACAATGAGGACATATCATTTTGTTTTTCCTTTTAGTTTTTCATAAGTTCTTAAACCACCTAGACCAAGCATACCCATTAAAACTGTAAAAAGAGGTTCAGTATCCAGTTGCGGAAAATCAACATCTGGATAAATAGTTCTAATAATTGGAAAGGCAACAAAATGGTAAGCAAATGCAAAGCTAGAAACCCACCCAACACTAGGTCTCCAACCACTAACAAATATACTCCTATGTTGTGCTTCAATTTCATTTATTTTAGCTTGAATTTCAAGTATTGCATTTGGGTCAAGTTCTTTTCCTTTTATTGCTTCTCTAAGTTCTAATGCAAGTCCTCCAAGAGCTGACTTTTCTCTGTTCCTTCCTGTAAGTAAACTAAGTAATGTTTTAATCATTTAAGGTGCTTCCTACTGTGTCAGTTTTAGTAAGTCCATACAACAGGCGAGGGTTTCCATAAGTCGCTTGAGTCCACATGAATAAATGAGGAGCTAATTCCAATCCTACGGAATCCAGCCTCTTGTAAGGCTGTAAGTATAATCCATCTATCTTTTGAGCTTTTGCAGACAATATCTGCTGCCTCTCCTTTAAGATGGCTTGAGTTTGGACTCGCTGAATATCCTCTTTCAATAAGCGATTGATTGTAATTTCTGCTTCTGAATCCAGAAGAAATTTTGAAGGGTATACCAGCAATCCCCCTTGCATTATCGAGCATTGAAAGAAAGTTGTTGTCCATATTAGCAGCACCAGAGTTAGGCAAATCTGGAGAGTCAAATTCTTCATATCTAAAATATTTAAGACTCATCTTTACATTTGTTTTTACATCCACACTTACCTGACTTGCAGTCATCATAAGCAAGTGTCTTGTTTAATAGTAGTCTGTCTATAGTGTCATCTTGTAGTTTTATAAGCATATTTTCAAGCATATCCTTAGCACTTACAAGCATTTCTATTTTCATCTCTAAGTTACTAATTTTCTTCTTAGCAGCTTCCAAGTCATCAGGGTTCCTACCTGTTATAGAACTTATGACCATAGCAATACTTGCTGCTATCATACCAATAAGTGTGTTTACTATCTGTGAGTTTTCGCTTGGTATTTGGTATTTAGTAAGGTAGAATAGTATGATGATAACTAAGAAGAATACAATCAACGCACCAATATAGTGTCTTATATCTTTAGCAACTCCGTTTGAGGGCATTTTCATTTTTTAAAAGATTTATATATGTTAATGACTGTATAAACAAGCGTTGCTAATAATACTAAGAACTGAAGCAAAGAATTTATATCACTTAAACTAAAAACTAAAGCAAAGAGACTTGCCGCATAGGTTGAAAATATCTTCATTGAATCATCCATTTCATTTTATTTAAATGCTATATATATGTAAGTATCACTACTGTCATTTATATGTAAAGAATTAGAGTTGCCTATTGTAAAACCATTTGATATTGGTGTAATAGTTGCAGTTGAGGCAGGAGCTTCTTGGTCATCTGTATTTGCTTATAAAAATTTGCTAAGAGTTCCATCAGTATCTCTAACTGCATCATAAATCATCCAATTTGAACTACCTGCAGTTAAATTTTTTATCATAATCCAAGAAGGCTGAAATCCACCACTTCCTGTAGATGAATCATCATTTGTAACATATATAGTTTGAGAGTTACCACTACCAGGATAAGTTGAT